ACCCTCTCTTGTCGTTGTAATCGCTCCATGTTATTTCATATGGATTTCCAAGATATGTGATATTTCCAGTGACAGAACGATGATGAAAATGACCAGAAAACACTTTTTGGAATGCCTTGAACATTGGTATCGAATGACCTTCCATTGCAAAAGAACCTTTATCCTGTTCTATTCCCACAATTTGTAAATGACCAAACACTACTTTAGTTCGTGTCTTCTCAATGAGTTCTTTTGATTTGTCTTCATTGTCAGCACATATCCACGGAAGAAATAACACCTTGTGGTCTTCGGTCAGAGATACTTCACAGGGGTCAGAATATACTGTTACATGAGACATTCCCTTTGTCAATTCTTCCATCGAATTTACTTTGAGAGTATTCTTGTAATAGATGTCATGGTTGCCAACAATAATTTTGACATTTCCACCCATTTCCTTGAGAGGATGAAAAAATATATCTTTCATCGAATTGAGAGTTTTGAAGTTGATGAATTTCCGTCTATCAACCACATCACCCAAATGTATTACATCGGTGATACCTCTCTCTTTCAGAGTAGGAAAAAATATATTTTCATAGAACTTACGAAAGAAGTCTATAAACAAGAGACTGTCATTGCGAGCTCCAAAGTGTGTATCCGTCAGCAAAGCAATCTTCATACACAGGCTCTCATAAAAGAAGTGAGGGGAGATAGTTCTAAAATGGCTTCATCTTTTTTCTTTGACACCACTTTAGGTTTCTTCTTCGCTCTTTTCTTTTCCTCAAACTGATAGATAAAGTCATAGATATTTGCCCGTTTATCAACTGTCATTAGAGTTGCTCCTGCAGCTATACCACTCTGTTCACTAGCAGTCATGCCCTCCATATCTGAATTATCTTCGATGGAATTATGAGCATCCATTTGTTTATATTTTATGTAGAGTTGTTTCTTTTCTTTTTCGATTCTTCTTAGGAAGGCATAATATATTATTTGAGTGAAGTATGCAAATGGATTTTTGGATTTCTCAGGATTGAAGTTGCTTGCGTACATCACACAATTTTCAATTCCATCACTTACCATTTCTTCACGGAAAGCATAGTTTATGAAGTTAGGTCTATGGGATAGTCTTTCTGCTATTTTTAGAAAACACTCACCGGCATAGTCTGGTAATTGAGGTTTGCGTTCATCACCATCATCAACGGATTTGAGATATTTTTCTCTATACTCTCCCATAACTATTAGAAATTTTTCATTATCTACATAATGTTGTTTTGTTCTGGGTCTAGCCATTTGAATCCTTTAGTGAGTGTTAATAATATATTATTATAACAAATTATATCAATAAAGTCAAGTGATATTTTATTAAAAAAAGACTTGACTAATCTCGCCGTATCTGGTATATTAACTCTGATGGGTTTGAAATGAATCTATTGCTGCAGCACTAATTGACTAGCATGCTAGTTACCTCAAACGAATCTATATTCTTACTTTCCTGTTCATCTAGTATCTCATCGTATATCTTCGACATCTTCGCAGACAAACTAGTCATCGTCACCACATACTTCGTAGATACAGGAATTATTTCATCATCCGTATAAGGTATCCATTTCGTAAATCGGACTCCTTCCTCATCTTTTTCAAACACATGAGTTATTTGCACTGGGTGCTTCAGATTAAAAAACCCATCGGTTGGTTTCAAATACACAGCCAGAATTTCTTCTCCTGTTGAAAGTTTGATATATTTGTGTGAGCTCATATTACCCCTTGAGTGATATTACATGGAAAGATTATCTCCACAATGGCCCTTTTGCCCAATAAGAAAGAGTTTTTCTAACTCCACTAGTAACAGGGTCAACTTTGTGAAAATGATTTGAAGTAAATATTAAACAATAACCAGGCTTAAATTTATCTACAATAATTTGATTTGATTTCTCACCAATATTAAACAATTTTAAATTACCACCAGTATATTTTTCAGTAGATACATTTAAAAGAACGGTTAATTTTAAATCATAATCTTGAAAGTTCTTTGTTCCATCCATATGCCAATCATAACTAGGATTTTCTAAATCATAATGATTTAAGTTTAAAGAATGGGAATCATCTAATGGAATTAAATCATATTTAAATAAATGTTTATTGGTATCAAATATGAATCTTTCAAATTTTCCTAAATAATTTTTGAGTACAGGCCAGGGAACACACGATACTCTAGATTTTTTAATCCCAGTAAAAGACTTTTTACTTTCTGGTTCGGTTACTTTAGATTGACTAGATTCAAAAACATCAACAATAGTCTTCACTTCATCTTCAGAATAAAGGGGATCATCACTCATATATACTTGATTATAATTTCCCATATTATATTACCCCTTGAGTGATATTACATAGATTTTATAAGGAAACTGTTCAGAACTATAAATCTTTATTCTTTCAGAAAAATGGTTCAATGTATAATTTTTCCTATCATTGTGAGTTAGATCATCTGAAATATCATAAAGACGTGCTGAATCTTTAGTCTCAGATTTCCTCAACCCTCTACCTATTGACTGTAAATTTCTAATACGACTCTTAGAAGGAGAAGCGAAAACAATGTTATGAATGTTCCGAATATTGATGCCGGTACTGTATACGCCATAACTTGCACAGATAATAGCATCCTTTTCCTTCTCGACAAGTTCTCTGACTTTTTCTCTTGAATCTGCATCTGTTCCTCCATAAACAAAAAAGATTTTCCTAGAAGAATCAACGATCTCTTCCAGTATTGAATGTAAAATGTTACCATGTTTTTCTATCAATTGAAATAAAACTAATGTGTTCCCACTCAGACTCTCTACAAGATTACAGATATACTTGTTTCGTTCTGGATGACTCACTATGAAATCTATCTCTTCTTGATAGTTCATTTTTGATACAACGGCACATTCCTTTTTATTATATTTTAAAATAAGACAATTTATATCAATCGATGATATCGTCTTGTTCTTGATAAGTTCTTTTGTAGTGGTTACTTTCTTTATTGAACCAAACAACCCCTCTAGTATTAATTTATGTACTTCTACTCCGTCTAGTGTTCCTGTAGTTCCAATTCGATAAGGAGTATTTTCTAAATTCTTTAATATCTTAGTAAGAGAACGAGCTTTGTAAAGATGTGCTTCATCTCCTATCACCAGACTAAAATCACTGAAGAAATCTTTATTTAATTCATAAAGTGATTGCCATGTCGAAATAACGATTGGTTTATCTGTTTCTTTTTCCTGACCACCATAAATCTTATGAACTAGTTGTTCTGCATCGAATGAATCATCTATCTTCGCATATGCTTCAAAGTCAGAATACATTTGACTTACCAGAGAGAGTGTTGGAACAATAACTAGAGCTTTCTCAGGTAAGTAGTATCGTATCAGATAGTAGATTATAAGAGATTTACCAGATGCAGTTGGTGATAATAACACACACCTTTTATTGTCTATTGAATGTCTTACTGCTAAACTTTGATAATCTCTTAGTTTGTATTCACAAGGAAATGATGTAAGAAATTTAAAATAATCGTCATTGGAGATTGGTTCAAGAATCTCTCCTGTATTATCTATAAGCTCATATTCTCGGTCAACAGAAAATCTACTTATTTCTGACTTGAGACCAGCATAAATTCGATTACTGTCCATATTGAAAAGGTAAACATATCCATCCCATTTTTTTCTCCTGAACATGGGCATGAACTGATAACCATTCGGTCTGAATCGAAAATAATGATTCAGTTCCATCTTCACATGAGGTTCACAAATAAGTCTAACGAATACCTCGGTATCCTTCTCCATCAATATTTGTGTGGTCATCCAAGACCTGCTACAAATTTCCTCCAATTGATAGCATTATTAATATGGAAACTTCTGTTCTCAATCATCGAAAGAACAGATTTTAAATACTCAACTTTACTCTTCTGTCCGTTCATAATCTTTTCTGCTTTTTGGAGAACATCGTCTGCCGCAACATAATGTCGTTCTAGCTCTGTCTTAGATATTCTAATGTTGTGGTCTGGAGCCTTCCCATTCTTAGAAACGACTACTTCCCATCGTTGTTGAAAAAGAACCTTCCAATGAGTTTCAAGATCACTCATTTTCTTTTTCTCTTTAGAATAGATATCTAAGTATTTTTGATGTACATTGGGTATGTTTAGAGACTCATTATCCAAGTCTTTATCATCAATGTGAGCATCTTCTTCCCACATCAACATAATTTTTTCAAGTTCCATAATTTTAGTTATTTAATAAATTCTTAATCTCATAGTTAGTGTAACGAAATCCTACTGTAGCAGTAAAATATTCAACATCAGTAGCAGCACTACTGAAATCTAATGAAGTCAATGATATTGGAAATGCTTCGCTGAAGTGAAACTCCATTTGAGGATTCATTCCACTTGTTAAAACAGAAAGAACGATAGTGGATACCGTCCCACCTCTAGGAGTTAAATCTGACGTATTTTTTAAGAGTTTAAATTTTTCTGTTCCTTCTCCGAGACCCAGTGCGATAATACGATCATAAATTTCAATCCAATTTTTTAAATGTTCATCAACTATAAAGGTTACCGACAATTCTTCAAAAGTAACATTACCTCCAGCGTATGGTATATTTACAAATGGTGTAATCATATCAATTGCTTGAATTGAAACACCTGGCACATTTACTGATTGACAAAACCAAGTAAGATGTGGTGCATCCTCCATCGTTAATCGAAAACTGATATTAGAGAGATAATTTAAATTGTCTGGTACTTTGTTTGATGCTGCCATAGTTTCCTTTTTCTTATTGTATTACTATTTATGTAACAATTTTTCAAACTCAGGATAATCAATGTCCTTACCGACAAACACAAAGTTGCAATTTGGAAACTCTTCTTCTATTTTACTATGTTGGTCAATCCAATCTTGACTTTCTGAACTGGAAACATTTGTAGAAGAACCAAGATAAACACCAGAACTAGTTTGACTGTGAAAATAATCATATCCCACACAATACAATGTTTCGTTTGGATTTTCTAGACAAGTTGTTCTTAGAGCAACTGTTTCTGTAATCCAATCATCATATTCATTTGCCCACCAATTAATATTTTTTGTCAAATCTGTGGAATCAATCCAAAGAAAATACATCACTCCTTCGTGAGCAAATTGTATAAAATTTTCTGTGGGTGGTTCGTTCTCTGCAATCTTCATTCTCTTATCCGTAGATTGTTTCATCATGTCATAATGAAAACTTGGAATAAGAGTAAAATTTTTAAAATGGCAAACGTGTTCTTTGGTGTATCCGTTAGTGACAAGTTCGACAAGAATTTGGATATTTTCACTAATTAGATTGTCAGGAATGAATCTCTTGTGAATGTAATCACAACCGTATGTGGTATGGTTTTTAAAAAGATTTACGTCAGAAATGGTTTTAGAAGTTCCATTACCAATCACTATCAACATTTTATTCTCACATGAAAATGACTACAAACAAAAAAAGGGAGCAGATTTCTCTACTCCCTTTTGAAATCCTACTATATGTAGGGAACGAATTACATCAAGTTTGAAATTGAAGCTTTTCTGTAATAAACGTTCAAGTGAGGATTGGCTGTCAAGTCACCAGTAATACGACCAGTTGAAGCACTTGCATTTTCTGCAAATGGGTTTGCAACTAGACCATAACGTGTTTTGAAAGCAATCTGTGGTTGAAAACTAGAACTATCAACCGCACGAACCATTTGCAACGGAACGTATGGGCAATAGAAAATTCCAGCATCCATCGGTGAATCACCTTTATAACCTACACAATAAAATTCTGCTGCATTCGCATCAGCATATGGATCAACATATACTTTATACCGACCATTAAGAACTCCGGCAAAAGTTGAAGACGAAGTGTCAGTATTCAGATCTGTGCTCATTGCAGGAGCATAATCCAAAATACCTGCCATCTGAAGGGCAGAGGCAACATCAGATGAAGTCATCAGAATGTTTCCTTTTCCTCTTCGTGTGTCTTTACCAATCTGATTTGCATCTTTTTCAATCTGCATCATCAGACCTTTGAATTTCTCAACCATCCAACGACCATTGGAATCGGTATCAAGGTCAAACAGACCAGCAGTAGTTGTACCGACTTGAGCACCTGCAGCAGCGTTGATGTAAATCTTACGAATTACTTCTCGGTTGATTTCTGCAAGAATTTCCATAGACAGAATGTTAGCAAGTTCTGCTTCTGCATCCAGACCATGAACTGCACG